TCTCTCTCGGTGCCCGGCGCTCGTCGCCTTCCGGCTCCGGCGCCTCACCTCTTCAGTGCACAGATGCCGAGGGGCAGTTCGCGTTTGATGACAGCCTGATCAAGCGCTTCGCAAGGCACGATTTTACAGGCTGGACCGAAATCGGCCCCGATCTCCACAAACGACAGACGGCGAACGCCCCGAGCCGCCAAGGGATTGGCGTGTGTAGCACGATTTTTCATCACATGTCGCATTTTCTGTCACAGCACGCTTGACTGTGTATCACGATCTGTTACATCTACAGCATCGAAGCGAACACATCGCGAGGACGGACGATGGATCGGTCACATGAAATCCTGAACGGGCTCAAGAACCTCATCGGCGCTGCCGAAGAGGATGGTTGGGACCTCACTGAAAATGCCGACGTGCTGAACAAGGCGCGCGAGGCGTACGGCCTCGCCTGCGACTTCTTCGGCGTCGCGCCGCTCGAAGGCGACGACCAGCACCAGCCCGCCGACGACACTCCGGAAGCGGCCTGAACCATGACCAGCTATCTCATTTCCTCCGGCGCCCTGCCCTTCACCGGCGCTGAACTGTGCGCCGAGCTCGGCGTCGATCCGACCCGGTTCGCCTCCCTTATCGAAACCATGATCACGGTCGAGGCCTGCAATTCGGCCAAGCCGGTCACCGCCAGCGTGTGGCGCGTTGCCGTCGATGGGTTCGAGCGGGACAAGCGCCACGGCAACGTCGAGCCGATCAAGATCAGCGAGCCGTTCGAGTATCGCGGCGAACTGTTCCGCGACTGCACCTATGTCGCGCATCCGCACACCGTTGCGATGCTGAGAGCGCGTGTTCTGGCGAAGGCCCGCAACACCGACGACCGGGAATTGCTAGACGCGATCATGGACGCCGAAGCGCGGGCCAAGGTCGAGGCGCATGGCGTGTTGCGGTCGCAACTGGTGGCGTCGGTCGAACTCGGGAGCGCTGCGTGATGGCGCGCGGTCGTGTTCGCAAGTTCGTCACGGGGGTGGGCTGGGTGAAGCCGAAGAAGGGCTACTGCTGGACGCTTCGCGGCGACCGCATCCGCTCGGCCAGTCTGCCCGCATGGGGCTCAAGAAAGTTCGGGCCGCAAAGTGAAGCCGAGAGGTCGATCGATCCGTGACCCGCACCATCCACATCACCCAAGCCGCGATGGCGGTGCTGTTCGCGCTGCTGATGCTCGCAACCATCGTTGCCCGCGCCGGAGGTCTGTCGTGACCCGCACCATCACCCTGCTCAAGTGGACGCTCAGCCCCAACGGCCAGTGGGTCCAACTCCCGTTCGATCTGACCATTGCGCCCGGCGGCAAGTCCGACAAGCCGGCCGATGTAGCGAGGAAAGCATCATGACCGTCGCAACAATCGAAAAACAGGAAGGCACCACAATGGAACAAACCGCCCTTGTCGAGCGCGCTGACGCGCCCGCACCAGCCGTCACCAGCGAGCCAGTTGGTGCACTCACCCCCATGCAGATGGCCTACCAGCTGATCCAGGGCGGTGCCGATCTCGGTTCGGTCAAGGAAATGCTGGCCATGAGCCGGCAACTGGCCGAGGAACAGGCCCGCCGCGCCTTCGACAACGCCCTGTCGGAGGCAAAGGCCGAGATACCCCCGATTTTCAAGAACCGCGTGGTCGACTTCACGTCGGCCAAGGGCAGGACGAACTATCGTCACGAGGATTTGGGCGAGATCGCCAAGACGGTCGACCCGATCCTTGCCCGCCATGGGCTCAGCTATCGCTTCCGTACCGAGCAGGAGCAGAGCGGCGTTCGCGTCGTGTGTGTGGTCGCGCACCGCGAAGGCCACAGCGAGGAAAATGCCCTCACCGCGCCCCGCGATGACTCGGGCAACAAGAACAGCATCCAGCAGATCGGCAGCACGATCACCTATCTGCAGCGCTACACGCTCAAGGCAGCGCTCGGCCTAGCCGCGACCAACGATGACGATGGCAAGTCCGCGGGCACCGGCGGCGTCATCAACGAAGAGCAGTTGGCCAAACTCAAGTCGATTGCCGAAGAGGTCGGCGGGGACGTGCCCAAGCTCTGCAAGCACTTCAAAGTTGAGGCGCTGGCCGACCTTCCGGCATCCCGGTTCGCCGAGGCAGTCGGCATCATGGAACTCAAGCGGAGGGCGGTGAAATGAGCGTCGAGGTCATCGACGTCGAGCAGGGCTCCGTCGAGTGGTTCACCGCCCGCGCCGGCATCCCGACGGCCAGCGAGTTCGCGACGGTCAAGGCACGCGGCAAGGACGGCGGCCCGAGCTCCACACGCCGATCCTACATGCTCAAGCTGGCCGGGGAAGTCCTGACCGGCGAGCCCGCACCCGAGGGCTACACCAACGCTTTCATGGAGCGCGGGAAGCTTCTCGAGGAAGACGCCCGCTCGCTCTACGCCTACATGCGCGACGTGGAGCCGCTGCAGGTCGGGTTCCTGCGCAACGGCCAGAAGGGAGCCAGTCCGGATAGCCTCATTGGCGACCTCGGGGGCCTTGAAATCAAGACCGCGATCCCGGCGGTGCAAATCGAGCGTCTGCAGCGTGGCACCCTGCCGGCGGAACATGTCGCCCAGGTGCAGGGCAATATCTGGGTGGCAGAGCGCGAGTGGTGGGACTTCGTGTCCTACTGCCCGAAGTTACCGCCGCTGATCGTCCGGGTTCCGCGTGACGACGCCTATATCGCCGAACTCGCCCAGGCCGTCGATGCCTTCAACGAAGAGCTTGCCGCTGTTGTCGCCGCCATCCGTTCCTACAGAGACCCGATGGCGGCGTTGGCGGCATGAGCGAGCAGGTTCCGATCCGCTGGCGCTGGAACGGCGAAACGATGGAGCCGGCATCTGACGTGTGGATAGCGAAGGCGAACGAGCGCTACGTCGTCGGCGCCGAATATCGGCTGGTCGAAATCCGCGAGCAGTCCGAGAGGTCGCGCCGGCATTTCCATGCCGTGGTGCGCGATGCCTGGCTCACGCTGCCCGATGAACTCGCCGCGCAATTCGAGACGGCGGACCATCTGCGCAAGCACTGCACGATCAAGGCAGGGTTCCACGAGAAGCGATCGATCCATTGCCAGTCCGTGCAGGAGGCCCGCAAGGTCGCGTCATTCATCCGTCCGCTGGACAGTTACGCCATCGTCACCACTGCCGAGAACGTAGTGACGGTCTGGACCGCGCTTTCGAGCGCGGGCCTCGACCACCAGACATTCCAGCGGCTCAAGGACGGCTGCCTCGAAGAGATCAGCAAACTGATCGGCACCGACGCCGCCACCCTTAGCCGACAGGGAGAGAACGCATGATCCCCCGCTACGTCGCCCGCGCCATCCACGCCTGGCAGCAGTGGCGCTTCGAGCATGGCCGCGCAAATCGCGCCAGATCGCTCAGGACGGCCGTTCCTGCCCTGGCGCTACTCGACCAGCAGCGAGCGGAGAAACGCCGCCGTCACGCACCGGGAGCCCGGCAAATCGATATGCGCAAGCGTGCGCTCGTGACCGAGCGGCTGCGAGCCGAGCTCGGGAGAGCGTGATGATCGCGTTGCGGCACTTCAACCCGATCCGTCACATGCAGCTCGAGCGCGAAGCCGCCGCCATCCCCGGCCTCCGGCGCGCGGTTCGCAGCCTTGCGGAGAGCGTGCGGCGTCAAGCCTTGCCCGGCGAGACAACCGAGCTTCGCGCCGAGCTCATCGTCATCGCCGATGATCTGCGCCAGGTGCACCAGCGGATGCGCCATGCCCGCGATTTGCTGGTGTCCGGCCTCGCGGCCGAGGCCTTGATTGAATTGGAAGCCGCCATTGGCGATGTGCCGGCGCGGCGGGAGGCGAGCTGATGCACCGCAAGCCGGGAAAGCTGCGCATAGCGCTCTGCATCGTGCTGGCGATGGTGCTGATCACCATCGGTCGGCTGTGGGACCGGAAGGCAAGCTGATGCGCGTGCTCGTCTGCGGCGGCAGAACCTACTCCGATGCCGAGCGCGTCAACGCGGTGCTCGACAAGCTCCACTGCGAGGCCCGCATCGATCATCTGATC